TACATGAGTAGCTTTGACTTTTTGTATAAAGTCGCAACGCAATATTTTCTATTTAACAATGCGTTCATACTTGTACAAAAGGATAGTAGGGGCAACTTAACAGGCTTATATCCTTTGACACCTGTAAGCGTTGAATATGTGGTAGATACCAACGATGAGATGTACATTAAATTCTTATTCAAAGACGGAAAAACGGTGTATTTCCACATTAGTGAAGTAGCCATATTAAGACGACACTTTAATGGCAATGAATTATTAGGTGATAACAATGACGCTATTATGTCATCTATTGAGTTGGCACATACTCAAAATGAGGGCATGCGTGAAGCCATTAAGAACTCGGCACAAATTAGAGGAATATTGCAATATAAACAAGCCTTATCAGATTCTAAATTAAAAGAATATAAAGAAGACTTTATGAATAACTACTTATCAATGAGTAATAACGGTGGCGTTATTCCATTGGATAATATGCTTGACTACACACCGTTAAAGCCTGCTGATGTTCAGATAGATACACCTCAAATGGAAGTCGTAAAGAAAAAGATATACGACTATCTAGGAATCAATGAATCAATCGTTAATGGCTCATATGATGAAAATGGTTGGCAAGCGTTCTTTGAATCAATCATAGAGCCTTTTGCAATACAAATATCATCAGAACTAACTGAAAAGATATTCTCAGAACGTGAAAAGGCATTTGCCAATCGGATTATATTTGAGGCTTCTAAATTACAATATGCCAGCAACCAATCAAAAACTAATGTGATTAAAGAATTGTTACCACTAGGCGTGTTAAGTATCAATCAAGCGTTGGACTTGCTCAATTTACCACGTGTAGAAAATGGTGATGAACGGATTCAATCACTTAACTATATAAATAAGAAAATCGCTAATGCGTATCAAATGCAGGACAAGGAGGGACAAACGAATGAAGGAAATTAGAAGTGCAGAAATCAAAACAGATCATTCAGATGATGAACTTGTGTTAGAAGGTACACCAATCGTATTTAACAAACCAGCACTCATTAATACACCTAATGGCTCATATACCGAAGTCATTAAGCGTAATGCATTAGACGGTGTAAATCTGAATGATACACGTCTGTTAGTGTCACACGACCAAAACAGATTACCTTTAGCAAAAGCACCTAAGACTATGAAAGTGTGGACTAGCGATGTTGGTTTGCACATTCGGGCAACCTTACCTAATACCGAAGAAGCACGCTCTGTTTATACGGCAGTAAAACGGGGCGATATGACAGGCATGTCATTCGGTTTCACGTGTAGTAGTCAAGGCTTTGATTATGATGTGGAAACAAGAACAAGAACTATCAACAAGATAGATAAGGTATTAGAGTTTTCAGTCGTGAATTTCCCTGCTTATGCTGAAACGTCAGTAGAGGCTAGAAGTGAAATGCAAGAGGCAGAAATAAGACAACAACAAATCAATCAAGCAAAAATCAATTTAAATAAACTATTCATTAAGGAGATTAGATAATTATGTTTAATACAGTACAAGAAGCATTTAACCATTATAGAAATGCGTCATTAGAAGAAATTGAAACACGTGCAGCACAAATTAAAGGAACAATTGACAATGATCCTAATGCAGATGTGACTAAACTTAATATTGAGATTGAAGGCTTAAATCAAGCTAAACAAAATATTCAAGATAAATCACAATCAAGCAATGAAGGAACTGAACAACGTTCATTTAATCCAATTACTAATATGAACTTCACACGACAAAATGAAGTACCTAAAGAAAATATCTTTGGCTCAAATGAATATCGTTCGGCGTTCTTTAAAACAATGTTAGGACAAAAACTTTCAGATGTAGAACAACGTACATTTAATAGAGCAATGGAACAACAAGACATCGAACATCGTGCAGATAGCTTTGCTTCATCTAGTAATTCAAGTGCAGTATTACCTGAACAAACTTTAAATGAAGTAATCAAAAAGGCACGTACTCAAGGTGGACTGATTGCTCATGTGAGAAACTTCAATATGCCTACTAAGATTCGTATTCCAATTGGTACGCCAACAGATCGTGCAATGTGGCATACAGAAGGTGAATATGTAGAAGCAGAAAAGCCTGATACAGCATTTGTACAATTTGAAGGCAATGAAATCTTAAAAGTATTCTCAATCTCAGTTAAAGCTAAAACAATGAGTATCTCAGCATTTGAAAGCTACTTAGTAGAAGAATTGACTAATGCAGTTGTAGAAACTATTGATTACGCATTAATCAATGGCACAGGCGTAAATCAAGGTGAGGGAATCTTAACAGGTATCACATGGAACGCTGCAAACTCATTTGATATGACAGGTGCTTATACTGATTTCACAAAAGCATTAGCATTATTGAAACGTGGATACTCAGCTAATTCTAAATTCGCTATGAGTAACGCAACATTATACAACACAGTTTATAGTGTCATGGATAACAACAATCGTCCTATCTTTATCACAGACGCACAAAATGAAACAGTTGGCCATATCTTAGGTAAAGAGGTAATCATTGATGACAATATCGAAGATGGCACTATTATCTTAGGTGACTTCAACTACATGGGCTATAACTTACCTGAGGGCGTTATGCTTGAGCAATCAAGAGAATCATCATTCAGAAGTGGCTTAGTAGATTATAGAGCCATGGCTATTGCAGATACACGTGTGTTAGTTGATGACGCATTTGTTAAGTTATCTACTACATCAGCTGAGGCATAAGCAATATAGAACAGTGAGGACATCAGTAAGTAGCTGGTGTCCTTTTATTAAATATAAGGAAGTGAGTATATGAACAAAACGATTATTAGTTTAGAAGAAGGTCGTGAAGCATTACGAGTTGACGGTGATTTCAATGATGATATTATCGAGCCACTTATTGAAGCCATACCAAACTATCTATATATTACAACTGGTCGCACATGGCTTGATGATAATGTACCATTGGCACAAACAACAGCTAAATTCATCTTACAACTGTGGTTTGATCCACAAACACAAGATTCTGAACGTTTAAAACGCACAATTGACGGATTATTGATGTCACTCAAAGCATTAGGGCTGAATTACAATGACTAGAAGTATTTCACGTTCATTTTATAGGTCGAATAGGTGGAAGAAGTGCAGAAATGCTTATATGCAGTCACAAAACTATATATGTGAACGTTGTGGCAACTTAGCAGACATTTGTCACCATAAAATATGGCTCAATGAATCAAATGTAGATGATCCAATAATGACGTATAACTGGGATAACTTAGAAGCGTTATGCATAGATTGTCATAATAAAGAACATTTCGGAAGTAAGTCAATTGATGATGAATTAATGTTTGATGATAACGGAAATATTATAAAAAAATAATAGAATAATTAATAAATTTAATACCCCCCACATGTAATGGAGTGATAGGCTTTCGGCGATACCGGTGCTGGACTTAACTTTTCCTCCAAACGTTTTTTTAGAAATTTAGGGGTAGAATAAGAAGATTAAGAAGGTGAATGTATGAAAAATAATAGTATCTCAATCAATTTAGAACAACTTAAAAAAGAGATTGATAAAGAAGAAATGAAAAATAAATCAGTGGCTTATGACCTACTGGAAGAACTAGCATTTATGAAAGAAACAATGAACGAACTCAAGAAAACGGTAAGACAAGAAGGTGCTACCTATGTATTTACACAGGGCGAACAATCATATCTAAAAGAAAATCCTGCTATGAAGTCATATAATACGACAGTTACCAAATACAATGCGACACTCAAACAACTTTTATCTCTTATCCCTCAGCAAGTCGAAGAATCAGACGCATTTATGGACTTTGTGAAAAATGCCTAATTACATCTTAGAATACTGGCAAGAGATGAAAGAGGGGCATGTGACTGTATCAAAGCGTATCTATAAGCAATATGAGAAACTTATTGAAGATATGAACTACCACCCTAAATATGTATATGATGAAGCTAAAGCACAGCGACCTATCCAGTTTATAGAATCATTCTGCAGACATTCTAAAGGTGAACTAGCTGGTAAGCCATTAAAACTAGCACTATTTCAAAAGGCTTATATATCGGCTCTATTTGGCTTTGTAGATAAAGAAACAGGTCACAGACGCTATACTGAATCATTTTTCTTTGTAGGGCGTAAGAATGGTAAAACGACCATGTTATCAGCAATCGCTTTATATATGATGATTGCAGACGGGGAAAGTGGGGCAGAAGTTTATTCTGTGGCTAGTAAAAAGGATCAAGCAAATATTTTATTCGACCAATCACATGAGATGATTATGCAAAGTCCTGATTTAAACAGAAATATTCGTAAGCGTAAAGCTGATTTATACTTTCCACATAACTTTAGCAAAATGCAATCATTAGGCAAGAACTCCAATTCATTAGACGGTTTAAATGCTCATCTAGTTGTGATTGACGAACTACACTCTATTCAAGACAGAAACTTATATGAAGTAATGAAACAATCACAGTCAGCACGTACACAGCCATTACTCATTATGATTACGACAGCTGGAACGCATAGGGGTACAATCTTTGATGATTTATATGAGTATGCGTGTAATGTGGTAGACGGTAATTTTCAAGATGATAACTTTTTACCAATCATGTATGAGTTAGACGCTAAAGAAGAATATAAAAATCCTAAGTGTTGGCAAAAGGCTAATCCTTCACTTCATATTTCTAAAAAGGTTGAGGACTTAGAACGTAAAGTGTCACGTGCTAAAAATAATCCTAATGACTTAACAGGAATACTTACAAAAGATTTCAACATACGTGAAACGACCAATAAAGCATGGCTCACATTCGATGATATTAATAATGAAGATACATTTGATTTATCACAATTTAAAGGCACATATGCGATAGGTGGGGCAGATTTAAGTATTACCACCGACCTAAGTTGTGCCACATTGTTATTCTTAGATCCACAAACTGAGCAGCGTTATATTCATCAAATGTACTGGCTACCTGAGGACAATTTACGTAAGCGTGTAGAAGAAGACAAAATACCTTATGACAAGTGGCACGAACAGGGGCTATTACGCTTATGTAGTGGCAATACGATTGATTATAGCGACATTACAGAATGGTTTAAAGAAATGGTTAATGAGTGTGATATAACGCCACTATGGATATATTATGATAACTATTCAGCAAGATACTGGGTAGATGAAATGGAAGCACACGGATTTAAGATGATTAGAACACCACAGGGGGCTAAGACGCTTAGCTTACCAATGCAGAATATGGGGGCAGACTTGCAAAAGAAAAAGATTAATTATAATAACCACCCTATATTAAAATGGTGCTTAACAAATACAGGCATTGAAACAGATAGAAACGGAAACATTGTACCCGTTAAGAATCAGTCACCTAAAAGACGTATTGACGGTACAGCGTCAATGTTAGACGCATATGTAGGTTTATTTGATAACTATGAAAGTTTTTTAAGAGCGATGTAATAGAGCGCGCGCGCGCTTCAAATTACGCGACGTCGCACAATTTAGGAGGATAACCAATGGCATATCATTTTAATAATAAAATTGAAATTTTAGAAGAACAGGAAAATGATGGTCCTGAGGCGTTTGGCTCAATTAAAGTTACAATTGCTACACCTTGGGCAGATGTTAAAACAATGAAAGGGAATGAATTTCAACAGTGGAGGCTTACAGCAAATAAAGAAAATGTCCGTTTCATTATTCGATATAGAAAAGGAATTAATCCACGTCAATATGTTAGATATAATGGAAAAGATTATAATATAGTATCAGTCACTAATGATAATGGAATGAATCAAACGTTAACGATCTTTGCAGAAGTTAGTGATTAAAGCCTTATTGTATAAAATAGGGCTTTTTTTGACGCTGAGAGAGGCTCTGTGTTGCAGTGAGAAATTAATTTATGTATGAGTGTATTAAAAAACGCCACAAATGAATGTGACGTTTCAGACATTCCGATTGTAAGATTTCAAGAACAACCTAAATTTCAAGATTTGCATTAATGACAATAAAGTCAATTAAGGAATTAAAGAAAACTACCAAGATAAAAACATTTGGAGTATTCAACTGAAAGCAGGCGAATACAACTGATGTATCAATTTAATAGATTTTTGATACACCTATATTATAACATATTTTTAGTACCAGGTGCTAATTTATGATGTGTTATAATTAATTTAAACAGTAAGGAGAGTGTTATTCAGTGAGCGCTTTGAAAGAATTAAATCAAGATACTGTACATTTTGTATGTGATGAGATTTTTAATTGGGATAAAAGAACTCAGGATTCATTATTAACTGCTGCAATAGGAAAAAGATATAACGACGATGATATTTTTTTAGTAGTAGATGTATTAACATCAGAAAATTATTTAAAGTATGAAAAGGATAAATTAGTTGATGTCGGAGACGCACGACAAAAATTGAAAAATATTGGATATTTAAAATAATCGTTGCCAC